AAGGCTGTTGTAGAGTCCAAGAAGAAGGGTGGCTCTAGCATGGGTATGGCTATCGAGATTGAGATGGCTCTTGAGCAGACCCGTGAGTTTGAGAAAGAACTTCAGATGTTGTTCTTTCAGGCTAATAAGATGGATGTCTGGGCAAAGATCAAGGCTCGTGCCTCTGCGATGGATGTAGAGGAAGCCCACAATGCTCGTAAAGAGAAAGAAGCTCTTGCTCGTAAGAAGAAGAAAGAACAAGAAGACCTTGAAATGGGTCTAATGATTGGTGGGCTTGTATTTATTGTTGCGCTTATTGCGTTTGGTGTCTATGAACTACTAGATCATTGTGCAAAAGTGAGGTGCGGAAGATGAACTTCTATCAAAAGCAAGCAGATATGACTTTCAAGATAGTGGGTTATTCTTGGGGAACTATTCTCTTCTTTGACATTATGAAAGTACTTCCTAACTTCTTGTCCGACAGAATAATGAACGCTCTTTTAGCAAAGTTGCCAATATGAGATATTTGATTTTGTTATCTGCAGTATTTCTATCTGGTTGTTTTGATGACAGATACAGGTACTTTTGCCAAAATCCTGATAACTTTGTTCACGCTAACTGCCAGAAACCTAAGTGTTTGTTTACCCAGACTTGTCCCGAATACCTTGTAGCCCCAATCTTGGAGAAAAAAGTCAATGAACAGCAATCAGAAACCAAGACCAACAATTGAAGAGGTAGAAACCTACGTCTGGGGCTTTGTGGTCGTCATGGTCACATTGATTCTTTGCTTTATTGTTGTTGCTTTGCTCTACTCTGTCACGTTTGTGACTCAACCTATTAAGAGCATGGCCCCGATTGATATGGCCTACACCAAGATGCTGAACGACATTGTTCTGCTGATTGTGGGTGGTATCGGTGGAGTTATCGGTAAGAAGGGTGTAGGAACGGCTTTAAACGCCATCCAAGGCACTCCAACACCGCCTCCTAGCCCTACACCGCCTCCTGTGCCTGTAACGCCTCCTGTGGCATCTAATACTTGGACTTCAACAGGTTCAGCACCTAACTGGTTGAACTTCAAGAATCCTGATTTAGATGAGTCTTGGACACCTCCTCCTCCTCCGACTACACCTCCTGATTTGCTAGAACCAGACCATGAACGTGAGCAGTTGGCAATGGCTCGTAAAGAGGCTCAATAATGTTTGGCATACCATTACCTTGGGTTCTAGTGGTTCTTTGTATAACCTTATTTGGAACTTACAGAGGTGGATACCACTTTGGCTGGTCAGACAGGGACAAGGAAATGCAGATTGAGATTGCCAGGAAGAATGAGGAATCTCGTCAGACTGAACAGAAACTTAACGAACAACTAAACACTACTGCTAGTAAACTTTTGGAGGTTAACGATGTTGTCAACAAAAAACAAAGTGCTTTGGATGCTGCCATTCGTGCTGGTAGGGTGCGCCTCCCCTCCCCAAGTTGTGTACAAGCCCCCACAAGTACCCCCGTTGCCCCCACAGATACAAAAGCAACCAGTGAACCTGACAGACAGGCTGACACAGCTTCTGATGCCGAAAGAGCAACCCTTGCCGCCATCGCAGAAATAGTGGCACAGGGAGATCGGAATACTGCTGCACTCAATGCGTGTATAGATTCGTACAATCAGATGAGAGATTTGCTAAATGGTAACAAGTGAACAACTTAAACAGCTTCATATCGGCCCTGAGTGGTTGGATGGTTTAAATGCCACTTTTGAGCGTTTTGACATTATGAATCCACTTAGAAAAGCGGCTTTCATTGGTCAATGTGCTCACGAATCAGGTAATTTCAAACTTTTATCAGAAAATCTGAACTATCGTGCAGAGGCTTTACAGAAGTTATGGCCTAGAAGGTTTGATGCTACCAAAGCACAGATGTGCGCTCGCAATCCTAAGTTGATTGCCAATACTGTTTACAGCTCACGTATGGGTAACAGGGATGAGGCTTCTGGTGATGGCTATCGGTTTAGAGGTCGTGGGTGTATCCAATTGACAGGACACGCCAATTATTACCATGCTGGTCAGGCTTTAGGAGTGGATTTTGTGATGAATCCTGATCTTGTGGCAACCCCAATGTATGCTGCACTCACTGCGGGATGGTTTTGGGACACCCATAAGCTAAACCAATACGCTGATACCAAAGACTATAAGACCATGACCAAGAAGATCAACGGGGGATTTATTGGTTTGGCAGACAGAGAAAAGCACATTGCCCATGCTCTCTCTGTCCTTACTTAACCCTTCATCCTTCTTACGAAAGATGCAAAGCTAGATGCTGTGTCACCAAAGGGTTTCATCTTGTCAAACTCTAGGGCTACCTCTTCTAGCGTCCTCCTTCTAACAGGACAGTTTCTTCCTTGAACACAATCGTATGTGCAACAATCCATGCCACTAGATTTGTTTGCTCTTAATATCTGCTTTCCAAGGTTACTGTTTTGTTCAACCATGTTAAAGGCTTCGTCCTCTTCTTTTGTCCATTGAGTCATGTGTTCTTCTCCTTGAGTTTGGCCTCAACAGCTCTGGCAAAATCCTTGTAGAAGTACATTGGGTTCATTTGAAGATGAATTTGCTCATATTCAGCATCTGTCAGACCAACCCAAGGGCGCTTCTTTTTCCCGTCAAATAAGCCATCTATGTAAGCATATGCCATGCTTTGTATCTCTTTTCTCTCTTTACTCATTTCTTCTCCTGCAAAGAAATAGGCATATAGATGCAAGCCTTGTCCTTGCTGTTAACGCAAGAAACATGAAGCACATCTTTTAAACCAAAGCGCTTACAGTTCTTGCACTTAGAGTCAGGCTCTTTTGGCAAGCAACCAATGATCTTAAAACCGATCATTTCACTCTCCTGAATTCAACCTTCTCTGGTGGAGGAGGAAGCATCTTCTCTGAAGGTGGAGTCCAACCATGCTTTTTCCATAGTGCCTGGACATCAGATCCTGATTCCCACTTAAAGTCTTTCAGGGGAGTAGATGGATAACTGATTTTGGAATGTGGAGGAAGTGTCATTTCAGAGCCTTCATAACCCGTTGATTTCTGCCTGATTTACCAGCTCTAATACCAGTAATCTCAATGAATCCCTTGTCTAACAAAGCACGATAACGAGCTGTTATGGAGGAATATGGGTATTGGGGATACATCTCTAGCACCTGATCAGAAATACACCCCTCTGGGAAGCTCTTAATGGCCTCATAGACGAGTTGTTCTATCTTGGTGGTGTCAATGGCTTGGGATGCCTCATGGCTCGTTACAGGGTCTTCTTTGCGTACCAACTTAAATGCTGGTGTACCAAAGAATCTGTCCATTGACTGCTTCATATTATCAAAAATCATCATTGACTCCTATTAGGTGGGGTACTCGCTGCGTCCATGTTTGTCCGACAATTGCTGTCCATGGCATCCGCTTTCCCCCGAGAAAAGTTTATCAGAAAGGCAGGTCAGAATCATCAAAGTTGGTCGCTTTAGACCTCTCTGATGGCTTGGCAATTGGTTCCTTGGGTGACAGTGCCAAACCCATGAATTTGCCTGATTTTCCTTCTTTGACCCATGCAGATAGCCAGTAATCCTGACCATTTACTGTGATATTTCCTTTGTAATCAGGATGGTTGCCTGTTTCTTTCTTATCGTTTTTGAACAAAACGCCAGAGTTATCTTTCTTTTCCATTACATTTCCTTCGCTTTCTTTAACGCACTTCTTACTTTACTTGGAAGGAGTGTCCATAGGGCGATCTTTTGTTGATCGTCTAGGTTCTCTCCCTCTAACTTAACCCAAGCTGCCTTGGGATCACCTTGCTCACAAGTAGCAATCAGTTCAACTGCCATCTCTTGTAAGTACTGTAATTCTTCTGGAGGAATGTTGTCTGTTGCACCCTGAGTAGGTGTGATAACCACTGATCTGCCCTCTTCTGGAAGGTCTTCTCCCGCATAAATGTAGAGTCCCAAACCATGCAGACTCAGAGCCTTGGTCATACAACGCATGATGGCAGTATTGACAGCAAAAGCATCAGGATTAGGGATGGCTTTGTTTCTGTAGTCCATCACAGGAAGCTGACAGGTCATTGGTTTGCCAAACATGGTGGCAGTAACAAACACCATTGCCGTACCATTGATATCCATGAAACACTTGTCTCCAAACATCTCTACCTTGTAGGAAGCAGTAGGATCAGCTTTGAGAGCCTCTGCCCATGCCCAAGCCCATGACAGGTAAGTCAGGTTGTTTTTCTTCTCTGTATGAGAATTAACATCTTTTTTAAGTAACGCTTCTATTGACATATTCACTCCTTTAAAAATTATCGTTTAACTCTTGATCAATGATTTGTGTTTGTTGGTCAAGGTCTAATTCCTTGAACTCAATGAAGTCTGCTTCTTGGCAGCAAACTATTCTGTTTCCCTTGATTGTCAGGCAATAAGGACAGTATTTAATGTCAGAAAACTCTTCCAAATAGGTCTGAAATAGTGATTTCATGTGAGCCTATCGAAAGCCATTTCCCAGAGAACATCACCTGCAACATCGGTGAGTTTGTTTAACTCATCTTCGGTTAGTGGTGTACCATCTTCGTAGCATCCACTTGAGAAGTAAGCATCAGAGAAGTCTGGATAATCTCTGCTGTCTACCCCATCTACTTCTAGATCTATGACCTTTTTTCCATTAAGAATCGGCATATTCACTCCTGTTAAACGTGGACTACTATTTGCCCACACCGCTAATGTGCCACACCTTTTTAGCCTTTTATACTAGGATTTACCCTAATAGACAGCACTTTTTTCTATGCTAATCTGAAAAGACTTGTCCTATTAGTAAATAGTCCTTCTACCTACTTCCTTCTTCTTATGCACGTTGAAATACTTGAACAAAGATGCGCTGAAGCCTTGCTTGGGTACTCTCAAACAATGGCAGATGCTTATACAACCGAACCAGAGGACTTAGATGCTTCTATGACTGCCTTGCTTGCTAGAACGCTAGAACTACATCTAAACCGCAAAATCAATTTGGAGAACCTTTTTAAATGACTCAAGCCATGATCATTAAAGCTCTACAGAATGGGCCACTTACTTCACAAGAACTCTGTGATTTAACAGGGATGCCTAAGTCCTCTGTATTGTCAACAGCTAAGAAGTTGAGATACAAAGGTGAGCTAACCACAGAAGAGGTTAAGGTTGGTCGCTACAGAGTTGCTAGGTACACCCTTGCTGACCACTTGATTGAGAGCAAGCCAAAAGACGAAGCCCGCTGCTTGCTAAACCCTTTTGACATCAGAAACGCCAAAGGTATCTTTAGTAAATCAGAGTATGCGGTGATGAATGCACAAGCTAAAAGATTGCTTGGCAGACCAAAACCTGCGAAAGAGATCACAAATAATCAATTTATTTAAAAAAACTTCTTGACATCTCTTTGATTTGTGTATAATCCAAACCGTCTGAGTGGCATCAGGCGATGAACGGAATACGAAACCCCATAGATTTCTGTGTGGTCTTGCCTGACAACAGGCGAACTTTTGATTCCGTTCAATCGTTTGTTGTTGCTCTCGCCAAGAGCCAAGACCACAGAGTGATTTATGGGGTTTTTGCTTTTGGGGACTGTAAGGATTGCAGACCAAAGTTAGCTGCAAGTAAAGTAGGACTCAGAACCTAGCCATTAGAGACTGGACACAGGTAGACCGCTCGTAAGGCCGCCGTAACTGTGTTGAGAGGCAACGGGGGAACTATCCCAAGCCAAGCCCACATGAGTGACCCGAAAGGGGTGCAGGAACGGGCAGATAGGACGCTCTGAGGCGTGTAATCCTGCAAGCTATGCAATCAGTAAGGTATAGCCCAATGTTCGTCCCAGACTTGTCTGAAACTAGCATAGGTACTCACTAATCTTGTTAACTCAGGATTAGGTGAGTATTTGCCAATTTGAACCCGACTGAACTGAACTAGCATATATAGGAAATGTATGAACTACTTGGTTAACCCGAACAAACCTTCCTCTCGTGCTCACCTTTGGGATGATGGAGATACATATTGCAAGATGTATTTAACTGGTGGGATGAGAAAGAAAAAATACAGGGTTTTTCCTGATTCACAGGACAGGGAAATTTGTTTAATGTGTGGGAATGTTTGGAAACAAATACACACATACAAGGATGAACATGGAAAAGTTTGAATTATTTTGGGTGGCATGGCCTAAGTCATTTAGAAAAGGTGGCAAGGCTGCCTGTCTCGTAAAGTGGAAAAAGTACTACTGTGAGACTTGTGCAGATCAAATCATTAAGCACATTGAGTGGATGAAAACAACAGACGCTTGGAGAAAAGACGATGGTGCTTTTATTCCTGCACCTTTGGTCTATCTGAACCAACAAAGATGGGATGGGGCTGAGATTCCAGAATCATTCGGGATCAAAGTTGAAGTGCAAATTGATCCTGCTTTGGCAAAGATTGATGCTGACAGAAAAAAAGCCGTCCCCATGCCTGAGCACATTAGGCAAGCAATGGCTCAATTAAGGAACAAATAATGAGCCACTACCAAGCCCACATCCTGTTAGACAAAGTAAAAGATGGAGTCCCCTTTCCACTTCATCTGATAAACAAAGCCTTAGAGCTTACTGGTGACCTAGAGTAAACCCCTATGGCATACAGCCGAAAATCAATATCAAATGCTGGAGACAGAGTTGTTTTGGAGAAAGCCGAGGCAAGGGAAATGTTCCGAACTTGGCAAACAAACAGAGATAACGATTTTGTTCGTGCCAGGCTTGAGCGTTGCGAAAGAATCTATGGAACTGGAGCAAGAGATCGGGTCAGGTTTTATATGCGTCAAATGAAAGAAGGACAAATTGAATGAGTTGGCACTATTTGCGGGAGCTGGAGGGGGAATCCTTGGAGGACATTTGCTCGGGTGGAGAACAGTTGCAGCCGTTGAAATCGAAGATTACCCACGCAGAGTTTTACTGCAACGGCAAGCTGATGGACTCTTACCTAGATTCCCTATCTGGGACGACATTAAAACATTCGATGGGAAGCCTTGGGCAGGAAAAGTCGATGTCATCTCAGGAGGTTTCCCATGCCAAGATTTGTCTGCAGCAGGAAAAGGAGCAGGACTTGATGGGGAACGATCAGGACTCTGGAGAGAAATGGCAAGGATCATTTGCGAAGTACGACCCCAATACACATTCATTGAGAACTCACCAATGCTCACTATTCGAGGACTCGACAGAGTATTGTGCGACCTTGCCTCGATGGGGTTCGATGCGAACTGGGGAGTGTTGGGAGCTTCCGATGTTGGAGCAAAACACCAACGGGACAGAATTTGGATTGTGGCCCACGCCAACAACACCAAGCGGAGGCGGGAATTGCGGGGGTTCTGGGGCTTACAAAAATGCATTAAAGAATGGAACTCACATTCCACATTCAATCAACCCGAACCTATACGAATGGTTGATGGGGTGGCCTCTAGGGTGGACAGACTTAAAGCCATTGGCAATGGACAAGTCCCCTTGTGTGCAGCAACAGCATGGAGAATCCTGAAATGAGCTTCATGGTCACTTTTAAAGTAGATGCTGACCCTGTCGGCAAACAAAGAGCAAGGTATGCCAAACGTGGAAACCATATTTCTACTTACACCCCTGACAAAACAAGAAACTATGAATCTTTAATCAAAGAAGCCGCCATAGAAGCAATGGGAAGTAGCGAACCCTTGGAAACCGCTGTAACGCTGTATTTGTACATCAGAGCACCAATTCCTAAGTCTTTGCCCAAAAAGCGCATAGAAGCCTGTTTAAACGGCTTGGAGAAGCCAATTAAGAAGCCAGATGCCTCCAATGTGCTTAAAAGTGTGGAAGATGCTATGAATGGAGTTGTTTACAAGGATGATTCTCAGATCGTGAATATCCATGTTTCCAAGGTTTATTCAAGTGTTTCAGGAGTAGACGTTTGCATAAAAGAATGCTTGGATTAGGGTAAGTCCCAATACAAAACCTTGCAAAACAAGACTAACATTTAATTTTTAACAGGAGTGAATGATGGAAAAAACTTGGGAATTTGATACAACCACAGGCGAAGGTAGCGAGATCGTTACAGTAGTTTACGAGTACGAGAACGATGGTGAGACTACTTACAACGAGTCAATCAAAGAGGTTTGGTTTGAGGGCAGAAACGTCATAGGGCTATTCTCTGACGAACACTTCAAAGAACTAGAGATGGAAGCGGCTATGCGTTTCCAACACCATAAGCTGAACTACAAGCACGAATGAGAAAGCGAACTAAACGCAAGGTCTGGGCATTGATTGACCCAATACAGCATGGAATCATTGGTGCGTCAATCACCCACAGAGACAAGCTAGACAAGCTCAGAATGATGGAATACTCAGCTTTAGAAGCAATGATCAAAGGACAAGGAACAGTAACCGATTGGCGAACCCTTGTCGATGTTCTAAACCTGAGTGAAACGATGGCAAGGCACAACATCGGAAAAGATGAAGTTTTACCTGTTTGCCAAAAAGCACAAGATGCCTTGCATCAAGCGGCAGAACGCTACCAAAACACAATGAAAATGGGTTTATCAGGCGAAGGCATCAAAGCGGTGAGGGATTTAATCGAATATGCTGATTTACAACAATCAAGCATTAGTCGATCTGAATTTGAGAGATATATTAAGAAAACCAAAGATTATATTAAATCAAATAATGATTTAGTCGTGGAGATAATATGAACAGAGATGACATTATTAAATTGGCAAAAGAGGCTAAGTTTTACATTAACGACAATGAAGCATATAGCCCATCCAATCAAGAAGACTTCGAGTTAACCGAACACCTAGAACGTTTTGCCAAACTGATAGCAGAGCATGAACGCAATGAAATAATAGAAATTTTGGATGCGTCAACTGGATACGTTCACATGGATGCAATAAGGGAGAGAACATGAGTGATAACCCTCACAAGGCAATACAGTTCCTGATTGATACAGCCCCTCTCTATTCCAAGGCCAAAGCCACTAGGATGTACTTAGAAGAATTCAGGAAATCACGCAAGGCTCAGTTAATGAGCCAGGCAGGAACAGAGGTTCTAGGTAAGCAAGAAACCTACGCCTATGCTCATGCTGACTACATCGAAATACTCGAAGGAATTAGGGAAGCAGTCGAATTGGAGGAGCGTTATCGTTGGCTAATGACGGCAGCACAAACCCGAATCGAGGTATTTAGAACCGAGCAATATAGTGCTAGGCATGAAATAAAAAACACCCAATGAACAACAAATTAAGCGCAAAGCAAAGGCTTCACATTGGGAAAGTTAAACTATTGCCATGCTCAGTGTGCGATCAACATGGGCCAAGTGACGCACATCACATAGAGCAAAAACTACAATATTGCGTGATCGCTTTATGCCGTGATTGTCACAATAGCTGGCACGGCACTAAGGCTATATGGCGCATCAAAAAAATGGATGAACTAGCAGCCCTTGACATAACCATTCGCAGATTGACTCAGGAAATGCCACTAGAAAGCGATTCAAGCCCCTTTTAAGACGTTTTCTAGTGCTTGTGCATACCAACTATGCCAGACGTAAAAAAAGAGCTTATAGCCCTTATTTGATAGACAAGAAAAAACCCTCCGTAGAGGGCTTGAATTTATCGTTTTGTAAGTATTCGTAAGATTAGGGCTAATGTTGCATAGATCATTCCATTACCTTTAGATCTTCCTCAATTACAGCCATTGCAGTACAAATATCGCTCCAAATCTCGTCAAATTGCGGATCACCCTCAGGGATAAGATCAGACCGATAAGCCTCTAGAGCATCCCAAATTATGTCAATTTGTTGTTTTACATCGTGCATTTTTAGCCCCTTAATAAACACAAACGCCACGGGAATAATAAGAATCTACATTTTTACCCTCTGGAATATCGTCAGGGCGGATTAAATAAAGTGCTGCCCCTCTAGGGTCACCTTGGATATAGGGTTTAATTTCAACTTGTGACATGGGCCAACCTAAAAAAGCCCATTCACGGGTGTTTCTAAGCCATAAAATGTGACTGAGCCGCTTTTTAGCCCCTTTTTCTCTGTCTGCAATGGGTGAGAGTTTGCCTGAGTATTCACTACGCCAAAAAGGTTTGCCAGCTTCATCCCGTTCAACACACCCGCCATCGATACCGCATTCAAGCTCATGCCATCGTTGCAAGGTCATGCTAATTTTGCGAAGTTTCTCAGCCTCAAAAGCTGTAAAACCTAAGTTTATAAGAGTATTTTCTTGCGCTGTAATGCGCTGTTTTTCACGTTTTGTCATTGCCATGTTTACACCTATAAATTGAAAACCTTGGGAAATTCCAAGGCCATAAGCCCCTAAATTAAAGGCTTACAGTCTTAAAATTACATTGCGTGAGCAGATAACCAAGCTGGATTAGAAATTGGTTTCGATTCTTGAACATACCAAATTTGGCTTATGGGCTTAGATTGTCTGAAATCGCCTTGATGAATTTGCCATGCAACAAAGCCCCTTTTTTGGCATTCTTTTGCAGATATTTCACCCATGAGCTTTTTAGTGATTCGCCCGTCAAGAATAATCACCGCACGATCACCGCACCCCTCAATAATTCTATTGTGGTCAATGGCGGAGCGAATAAAGAATTGAGCATAATATTTCATGATGTAACACCTATTCAAAAAGTTAATGAAACCCTAGTTAAACACCTAGGCCATTGACCCCTAATCTAAGGGCCAACAGTCTAAACATTAGGACAAAAGGGCTTTACAAAGTAGATCAGCCTCATGTAAATCAATGGCTGACCGAAAAGCCTCTAAGTATTCGGCAAATTGAGGGTGATCTGGCTTCATGTTGACTCCGCCAGCTTTGCGAGTTGATTCGACAATGATTCCAGCACTGTTAGCGAGATATGCTGAATAATTGCCTGATGTGTGTAGAGTGAGCATTTTTGACACCTATTAAAAAGAAAAAGAGAGATTATTTGGTCAGGACATCAAAGTACGCCAATAGACCTATACAAAGGATAAGACCCGCCAAGATTGCTGTCAGGATGTCTTTTTGGTTATCGTTCATGCTAGTTCCTTTTTTGTGAGTGAGCTGATTTTGTCCAAGATAGCATCCCATGAGTTTGTTTCTAATTCGCAAGCAAAATCGAAAGGGTCACAATCATTGTCTTTGTCTTTAACGACAAGGGCAAACTGTAGACCCCCGCATTCGCGTCTGTTTTCGTCAGCATAGTTCACCCAAAGAATCATTTCTTGCTTGTCGTTTAGATCGCATGAAAAAGAGGGACAGACATCGTTATGCCATGAGACATCGACAAAGCCATCGGGCAATTGTGGAATGTCATAGTCAAAATTGGGGAATTCATATTTGTAAGAGCATCGCATATTTACACCTTTTAAGTTGACCCTCTACATTTGAGGTATAGAGAGAATAGCAACAAAAAAAGAAAAAACTATTAGGACAAACCCTAATAAAGTACAATTAATTTAAATTAATTATCAGACAAGGTTGGACAATGGCTAGACCTCCAAAGATAGACACTATCCAATTTCGCAGAAAGTTAGACAACCCTAAACGACAGATTCTTTTAACAGTTGGACAAGGGAATATATCTAATGGTTTCGAAAACCTATTAGCCCTCTACCAACACTTGCATTCATTGGGATATAGGATAGACGAACCATTCGAGACAATAGGGTTAGTTACTAACTATGTCGGTAATAAACAACAACCCCAAACAGAGGATAGTCTAGTAGATAGATAAGGGATAGATAGAGGGAATAGGATAGGGAAACACAATTGATAAACAAATCCAAGTAACCCTAAAAAGGTGCATCAATCCCTCTCTGAACTTTATGCAAAAAACGCATAACCTTTGCACTAAGGGTAAACCCTATGACTGTATGTGTGGCCAGTACTGTAAGGATAACCATGAGGGAAAACCCTGATGTATGGGGGGGGAGGGGGTGGTGATGGGTGGTAGAAATTTGTGGTACATCCCCCATTCCGAAAAAGCTAAATTGAAAGGAAAGCATGGAAACGACTCTAAAGCGTGGAAGAGGAAGGCCGAAGGGGAGCGTCAAGATGACGATACAGAGGTTTGCTGACAATCCTCCTGTGATACTGCCTAAGACTGATCACCAGAGGCTCAAGGAGTTGAAGGAGTTGATGATCAGGAGTGGAGGTAAGGATGTTGCTCAGAAGGTGATAGAGATAGCGTTGAATGACGAGCATCCGCATCAATTGGTGGCTTTGAAGATGTGTTTAGATAGGACTCTTCCTGTGAGTATGTTTGAGAAGGATAAGAGTCAGAGGAGTGCTGTAACGATTAACATTACAGGATTAGGAGTTGAGCCTACTGTTATTGATGAACAACCTATAGATGTAGAGGACAAGTATGGCAGACCTTAATTTTAGTTTGCTTCCTTGGCAACAAGAGGTGTTTAAAGACCAGACTAGATTCAAGGTAGTGGCTGCTGGGCGGCGGTGTGGGAAGAGTCGGATGGCGGCAGTTACCTTGTTGATAGAGGGACTCAAATGTCCTCAAGGGTCTGCTGTGTTGTATGTGTCTCCTACGATGGGACAGTCGAGGCAGATTATCTGGGACTTGTTGTTAGACCTTGGTAGAGAGGTTATACAGAGTAGCCATGTAAACAACTTAGACATTACCCTGATAAACGGGGCTAGGATTTATGTTCGTGGGGCTGATAGACCTGATACCTTGCGTGGTGTGTCTTTGACTTATGCGGTGTTAGACGAGGTAGCGGATATTAAGCCAGAGGCTTGGGAACAGGTTATTCGGGCTTCTTTGTCTGACAAGAAGGGTAGAGCGTTGTTTATTGGAACGCCAAAGGGTAGGAACTGGTTTCACGATACCTTCAAGTTGGGGGAGAGTGGTGAGGATTCTGATTGGAAGAGTTGGCACTTTACGACTGCTGATAACCCTTTGATCGACCCTACAGAGATAGAGAGTGCCAAGAAGACCTTGAGTACCTTTGCTTTTAAACAAGAGTACATGGCATCGTTCTCCAATGCGGGGAGTGATGTTTTCAAGGAAGAATGGATTAAATATGGGGAAAGACCGAATAAGGGGTCATATTTCATCTCTGTTGACTTAGCGGGGTTTGAGGAGGTTGCCAAACAAGCGGGTAATGCCAAGAAGCGGTTGGATGAGTCTGCTATCTGTGTGGTTTATGTCACAGAGGATGGAAAGTGGTTTGTTGACAAGATTATTCACGGAAGGTGGGATATTAGAACGACTGCTGTGAACATCTTGATGGCTATTCGGGATTACAGGCCACTTAGTATTGGGATTGAGAGGGGGGCGTTAAAGAACGCTGTTTTGCCCTATTTGAGCGACTTGATGAGGAAAAGTAACATCTATGCCCATATTGTTGATTTAACGCATGGGAATAGGAAAAAAGCAGATAGAATTATCTGGGCATTGCAAGGAAGGTTTGAACATGGCAGAATCACGCTCAATTCAGAAGAGAATTGGGATGAGTTTGTTGACCAACTTCTAATGTTTCCCGCTCAGGGGGTTCACGATGATCTGCCTGATGCGCTTAGTTATATAGACCAGCTCGCCGTTACCTCATACTTTGAGGAAGACGATACCGATGATTGGCAGCCTGTGGACATAATATCGGGGGTTTGAGCATGGAATTTCAAGAGCCAACAGAATCTGATAAAGAACTCGTAGCGTTTGTTGTAAATCATTGTGATCGTTGGAGAGACTATCGCAATACCAATTATCTGGATGACTGGTTGGAATATGAGCGTATCTTTACTGGTGAATGGGCTGCTGAAGATAAAACCCGTGATTCCGAGAGAAGCCGAATTGTCACTCCCGCTACCCAACAGGCTGTAGAAACCCGTCATGCAGAGATCATTGAGGCTATCTTTGGTCAAGGTGAGTTCTTTGACATTCAAGACGATATTCGTGATGTAAACAACAATCCATTGGATGTAGCCGCTATCAAGGCTCAACTGATGGAAGACTTCAAGATAGACAAGATTCGCAAGTCCATTGACCAGATTGAGTTGATGGCTGAAATCTATGGTACTGGCATTGGTGAAGTCATTGTTAAAACAGAGAAGATCTTTGTTCCCGCTACTCAGGCAATACCTGGTCAAGTCGGTCAAGCCGCTATTGGTGTGATTGAAAAGGACAGGATTGCAGTCAAGATTGTTCCTGTTAACCCTAAGAACTTCTTGTTTGACCCCAATGGGACTTCTATTGAAGACTGTATGGGTGTGGCTATTGAGAAGTATGTCTCTATCCACAAGATTGTTAGAGGTCAAGAAGAAGGCATCTATCGCAAGGTAGAAGTTGGTACTGATTCTGAAGACTCTGATTTAGAGCCTACTCAAGAGGTTAGCCAATACCAAGACGACAAAGTTAAGCTATTGACGTACTATGGCTTAGTTCCACGAGAGTATCTTGACCAACTTGAGGATGAATCAGAAGTTGAAGACTTGTTCCCTGAAGACTCTGTTCAAGACGAGTATTCCGATCTGGTAGAAGCTATTGTTGTTATTGCTAATGACAATGTGCTTCTCAAAGCAGAAAAGAACCCTTACATGATGAAAGATAGGCCAATTCTGGCTTATCAAGACGATACAGTCCCTAATCGTTTGTTGGGTCGTGGTACTGTAGAGAAGGCTTATAACTCTCAGAAGGCTATTGACGCACAGATTCGTTCACATTTGGACTCTCTGGCACTCACCACAAGCCCTATGATGGCTATGGATGCCACTAGATTGCCTAGAGGTGCTAAGTTTGAGGTAAAGCCAGGCAAAGCAATCCTGACAAACGGCAATCCATCAGAGATTTTGTTCCCGTTCAAGTTTGGAAATACCGATTCTGGGAACATTACCACTGCCAAAGAGTTCGAGAGAATGCTACTTCAGGCTACTGGAACACTAGACTCACAAGGAATGGTGTCCAATGTGTCTAGGGATGCGAATCAGGGCGGTATTTCGATGGCTGTTGCCTCGATTATCAAGAAATACAAGCGTACATTGGTGAACTTCCAAGAAGATTTCTTGATTCCGTTCATCAATAAGGCGGCTTTCCGCTATATGCAGTTTGACCCAGAGCGTTATCCTACCGTGGACATGAAGTTCATACCGACTGCGGCTTTGGGCATCATTGCTCGTGAGCATGAACAACAACAGTTCATTTCCTTACTCCAGACACTTGGCCCTAATACACCTGTTTTGCCTGTGATTCTCAAGGGAATCATGGCTAATTCTTCTTTGTCTAACAGATATGAGTTGATTCAGATGTTGGATCAAATGGCTCAACCTGATCCACAAGCACAACAGATGCAACAAGCACAGCAAGAGTTGGCTCTACAAGCGGCACAGGCTCAGATTGCAGTTCAGACTACCCAAGCAGAGCAAAATCGTGCTGAAGCGGCTAAATTGATGACTGAAGCACAGTTAATGCCTCAAGAAGTCCAAGCCAAGACACTTGCTGCAACGACCAAGAACTTGCCTGACAATGATGCTATGGCTGAAAAAGAATTCAATAAGCGTGTCAAAATCGCAGAATTGATGCTTAAAGAAAAAGACATTGAGAATAAGTTAAAGGTTGTTGAATTGCAAAACATGGACAAGAACGAGCAAAAAGCAAAAGACACCAACTTTCTCAAGAGTTTTGTTAATCAATGATGGATATTAAGCAGATACTGCTATCAGATGCGTCAACTGATGCAAAGTTGTCTGCATTGGCAATTCTGCTTGATAAACAACTTCCTAAACTTGAAAGCCATGTCCTTGATGTAAAGAAACT